CTAACATTAAGCACCACAGGGACAAACTTGCTAGAGCAAGCACTGCTCCCGATGTCCAAGAACTTATAAGCGAATACAGACGCTCCCTTTACAACGGTGGAAACTCCGTTGAGATGAATGACATAGACAACCTTCGCTACTGCAAGTGGGAAGGCCAGACAAGTGATGGCAAGAAGCATTCGGAAAATAGACGAAATGGCGACCCAGCCCTTCCGTTTGAAGGTGCTTCCGATGTCAGAATTAGACTTATCGACAGAGTTATCAATGAACAGGTGGCTCTTCTCGTTAATTCTTGGAAGAATTCCAAGTGTCGTGTTGCTGGCATCACTATGGATGACGGTGGCCTCGCTACTGGTATGTCAACCTTGCTTACTCATGTAATTTCTTCTCGTCTTAGGATGGAAGCAAGGCGTGAGGCCGAACTTTGGGCTCAGTATGCTCAGTCTTACGGATGGGCCGTGATGAATGTTTGCTGGGAACAGCAGATTGGCCTGATTCCTCAGAAGATTACGATGGCGGAACTTGAACAGATGGCTTTGGCTCTCGCTCAGGAAGACCCAGACCATCCTTCAGTCAGAATTCCTGACGCAATTATGAGTGGTGATGACGATGACATGGTTGTTCCTATGTTTGCGTCTGTTATGCCCAATGTTCCTGAAGACCAGATTAGAGAATTGGTCAAGAATCTCAGAGAAAAGGGCGAACACATTGTTTTTGTTGAAAGCATTACAAAGAATCTTCCAAGACTTACTACCCTTAAGCCTTATGATGAGATTTGTTTCCCTCCTGAGACAATTGAACTCCAGAAAGCCCGTGTTATCTTTAAGCGATGCTACATGACCGAGGTGGAACTGCTCTCTTATGTCAAGTCTGACAAGTGGGACGCTGAAGCGGTTAACGAAGCCCTTGGCACATCAGGAAATATTTCTTGGTATACAGACCCTAATGTTATCCCTGTCGCAAACCTTATGGGTTCGCAGGAATATAGGTCAAGAAACCTTGTCGAAGTTATTTACGCTTACACCAAGCAAATTGATGAGGCTGGAAATATTTGTATCTACTACACAATCTTTTGCCCTAACGCAAAGAACGACACATTCTTCAAACACGAAAAACTTGCGTATGCTCACGGCATGTATCCGTTTGTCGAACTTCGTAGAGAGCATATTAGAAAGTGCTTGATGGAATCCAGAGGCATTCCTGAAATTCTTACAACCGAACAGGCCGAACTCAAGGCACAGCATGATGCTTTCAGAGATAGAACTGCTCTTGAGACAATGCCTCCCATTCTTATTAAGAAAAGAATTCAGGGCGTTAATAAAATCGGTCCAGCAATCCAACTTCCAGTTCAGTCTCCTGACGACTACACATATCTTTCTCCACCTCAGGGTAGAGTTAACATGACAATGGAACTGATTCAGCAGATTGAGAAGAATGCGGCTAATTATTTCGGTCTTAGCCACGAACTTGTTCCTCCTGTTAAGACACAGATGCTTCAGCAGATGACCGTGGACAACTGGCTCAATTCTTGGGCCGAGGTTTACACTCAACTGCTCCAACTTTGCGTTCAGTATATGGTCCCAGAAGAAATCGAGAGAGTCACTGGGGTGTCAATGCCTCTTGGCAGTATTGAGATAGCCAACCAGTTTGATTTTGAGGTCAAGTTTGATGTTAGAGACCTTGATAACGAGTATGTGATGAAAAAGATGCAAGCCATCAGTCAGTTCGTCCTTCCTATGGACGCAGGTGGCGTTATTGACAGAAACAAACTTGTCGCCAAACTTACGGAAGCCATCTCTCCTGATGTCGCCAAGGACATCATCCTTGACCAGCAGAGTGCCTCCCAGAAGATGTATAACGACATTCAGAATGATGTTGTTAAAATGCTTATGGGCATCGAACCTCAGTATGTCGAAAACGACCCTGCGGCTGGCACAAAGATGCAATACCTGCAAGAAATCGCTGGAAAGTCTCCAAAGGTTCAGCAGATGGCACAGGGAGACCAACTTACGGCGGCTCTTTTCCAGAATTATCAGAAGAACCTTCAGATGTCAATCATGCAACAGCAGAATAAGCAGATTGGAAGAACTGGAGTCACCCCTGTCACCGACAAGGTTAATCAGGAACAGGCTCAGGCTCAGTCGGAGGGTCAGGCTCAGTAATTATGTCAAAGTTTAACTACGATTTGAAAACCTTTGCTTTTAAGGATAGCGACCTTTGGGAGCATATTATCTTTATTGCCAAGGAAAACCTAGAAGTTGAGACAAATGCCGCTATTAGCGTCAATGTCGCAGGAGAAACTAGGGCTCATTGTTGCGGAAGGGCTGAAGCACTCCGTGATTTCATATTTACACTCGAAAACGAGCGAATTAAGGCTCTGGAATCGGTTAAATCTGAGTTTATTGGCTAAAATGCCATATTTTCATATTACGCCTTGATGTTCCGTCAAAAGTCCTCAAGGTGTGGTTAAGTTTCTGCGAACTTTAAACGCTGTAAAAAACAAAGCCTTGCTCTTACTAGCATGAATACAGACGAAACGGGTGACACGACCCAGCCTAACAGCGAAAGTGTAAATAGAACTCAGCCTAGAGAGTTTAATGAACAAAGCCTTGCGGCTATCCTCCGCAGGGATTTCGGAGACCTAGGAGACTCCGAATCGGCGGTTGAACCTGCTGACAACAATGGTTCTGAAGACCCGTTTAGCGATACGAATGATGTTGGATATTCGGACTCCCTAGACCAAGGCGAAGAAGTTCATTCACAGGAAGAAGAGGCTACTGGAGAAGATAGCGAGTTCCAGACCAAAGGTGTTCAGAAACGAATTGACAAACTTACAGCCCTGCGAAAGCATGCGGAGGAAGAAGCCGAAAGGCTTAAGAGTGAAGTCGAAGAGTTGAAGACCAAGGTCGAGTCGAATAAGACATCTGAAATAGTAATCAAGGCTGACGAAGCAGTTCCTTACGCCAATCTTAACTCGATAGCAGAAATAGAGCAAGAAGTTGTTCAGGCTAGGTCGGTTAGACGCTGGTGCGAAGAAAACTCTCACGGAGTTGTGGTTACGAATGCAGACGGTTCTGAAACGGAATACACATCGGAAGATGTTAAGCGTATTAAACTTAATGCTATTGACGCTCTAGAAGAACACCTGCCCAAGCGTGTGACATACATACAGACTAAGGCAAAGGTGGATTCGGTTGCTCACAAGGTATACCCCTGGTTGAAGGATAGGACATCAAAGGAACGACAAATTGCAGAAACATTCCTTAAGGCTTTCCCTCAACTTACTAGATTCCCTGACTATAACATGGTCATTGGAGACTACATCGCTGGTGCGAAAGCCCGTGAGTCGTCTAACAGGAACTATACAAGAGCCCCCGTTCAGCCTACATCAAATTACGCTCCGACCTCCCGTTACAATGGTGCTAACGATGTCGATGCGACAAAGAGATATATTAAATCTAATTCCCAAACTGACCTTGCGGCAATCATCGCATCAAAGTTCATATAATCTAAATACACCACTAACATGGCAAAACTCACAGAAAGAAATATCGTCTCTGGTAAGCGGGAAGACCTCGCTGACCTCATCGCTCTAATCGATGCTAAGGACACCCCGTTCACATCAATGGCTCCGAAGGGCTCAAAGCCTGGAAATACGCTGTTCAGATGGCAGGTTGACCGTCTCCCGACTGCTCAGGCTTCACAGGCTGGCGTTGTCGATGGCACAGATGTCGACCCGAACGGCAACACAATTCAGAACTTCGTTAAGGATGGCGAAACACAGTATCGCTACGAAGTCTCTAACCACATTCAGGAATTCCGCAAGGCCGTTCGTGTCTCGCCCCTGACTCTGGATATCGCAGTCACTGCTGGCGTGAAGGACGAACTCGCTAACAATGTCGCCAAGGGCATCACAATGCTCAAGCGTGACATGGAAAAGACCTTCTGCTCTAACAATCTCCCCAAGGCCGATGACGGCACATCTCAGGGCTACGCTTCCCGTGGTCTTGACTCTTGGATTCGCCCCGTCCTTCCGACTGGTGGTGCTTTCGCTAACGACAACTACCTCGCTGTTGCGGCTCCCTTCCGCACCCCTGCGGCTTGTGTCGCTGGTAACGCTACTGCTACTGTCGAATCGACTGCTACCGTCTCTGGTCTTACCGAACTTGTCGTTCAGGACATCCTGACCGCCATGTATAGCGAGACTGGTCAGTTCAGAGCCTACGATGCCCTCGTTGGCCCGAACCTGAAGAGAGCCTTCACGAACCTCGTTTACACTGAGCGTTCTTCCACTGAAGCCTCCCAGACCACAATCCGCACATTCAACCGCAACGCTTCGGACTCCACATACACATCGTCCATTGACATCTTCCAAGGTGACTTCGGCTCGATTCGTCTGCATCCGTCCCTGTTCCTTAAGAACAACTTCTGCGGTTATGTCCTGCCGATTGAACACACGGAAATCCGCTACGGTGGCTCTGTTGCTGGCGTGAAGGAACTCACCGACAACGGTGGTGGTCCTGCTCGTCTCATCAACGCTATCGCTTCGGTCTGCGTGAAGAATCCGCTGGCCTTCGGTAAGTTCGATTATGTCGGCTAACCCGACTCATGGCTGATATTCTTCAGTCATTTGCCGATGTGATTCCCTCCCACCTCAAGCATGAGGTGGAGAGGGAACTCCTTCGTGGATGGAACATGAGGGCTGTGAAAGCCCAACACGAAGCAAAATCCATCGCCCAATTTGGGCATAGTAACGAGGCCAGAACAATTGACGGCATTGGCACACTCGTTGCTCGCATCCCCCCTGATGCGTTTCACATGTGGGGTGTCCGCCTTGGCTATGAATGCTGGGAGGACAAACAATTTCTGAAAGAATTCCTCAGAGACAACCCTGAGGTTGCAGTTAAAAACTACTGCAAGAAAACGGTTGTGGGCGGTGCTGTCTTCGATGCCAGCGGTTTCCTCGTAAAATGAAAACAGTAGATTTCACAAGAATCCTGATAGACGCAATTCAACTTTGCGGCCTTGACAGGACAGACATAACTTTTGATACTTTTTCGCAGATTCGTGACTTTGCTAACACCAGAGTCAAGATGGCGTGGGAGTATGATAGATGGCCTGACATTGTTAGATTTAACACAGTAACAGTCCAGACGGATGGAGACACGAAATTCCTAGTCAAGCCTTCTGGTGCTGGCGAAGTTTACGCAATCTGGTCAAAAGACCCGAATTCAAGCACTAGGGCTATCAATGTTGACTTCTCTATCGTGCATACAGACACTCAGGAGCGTCTTATTATAAACGGCTCCTCTAGCGAGGACATGATTATAGAATATAGACTTGAGCCTGTTGTTCTTGACGGAGACCCTTGGGATTCTACGGTTGAGTATTTTGCTGGCAGTCAGGTGTTCTTTGACAGTGGCTCTGGCACTGGCGGTCTTAATCCAGAAGAAGGAAAGCAGTTTTCTGGCAATTTCTACACCTGTCTTGTTAAGAACACCAATACAGACCCTCATGTGAACACTGTTAACTGGAAAAAGGTTAACATCCCATATATTTTCGGTCAATACATTTCCCGTGGTTGTCTTGCTGACTACCTGAGGTCTGAAGGTCAATTTGATTCGTCTCAGGTTGCTGAGTCTGAAGCCAAATATTTCCTTGACCTTGAGATAGATAAGATAGTAAGACAACAGGGACAGGTTCAGAAATACAATTACTTCAAAACATACTAATAATCATGTCTACAATATCCATATCTTCACCGTTTCTTACATCGCTTACGCATGCCAATTTTTCGGTTGGCGTTACTAGT